GGTCGCCGGATTTCGCCGCCACATTGGAAAGCGCGACATAATCGCCCTGGCCGATCGCAGAGGCTGCGGCCTCATTGACTGAGCGCGCCCGTTGAGTGCGGGCTTCTTCTTCCTGTTGCCGGCGGCGGGCTTCGGCTTGCTCGCGTCCGGCCATGAAATGCCCATACGGGTCAGGCGTGACTTGCCCGGAGAGGCCCCAGTTGACGCTCATCCGTACCAGCTCCCGTATTGGTCGGTTCCGTAGGATTTGTAGTCGTAGCGCGGCTGGGCCTGGGCAGGCTGCTTGCGGTTCGACCATGAGCCATACGCGTTGCCCGCTGCAGAGCCGATCTGGTTCCACATGTTCGCGTTCGCATTACCTCGAGCCAGCGCTGCGTTCGAATACGCATCGGCTGCGTTCTGGTTGGCCGAGTTGATGTTGTTGGTCGCCACTTGGCCTGCGTTCACCGCCAACTGAGACGCGTTATATCCGGTGTCAGACTGACGATTGCGCGCATTCAGCCAATCAGAATAGGCCGAAGCTTTTCCGCCTGAATACGCATCATAAGCCGAGCCATAGCCCTGCCACATGCGGTTGTTGTTGGTTGACGCGTTCAAGTGGTAGGCGCCAAGATTGGCTTCGCGGCGTTGAGCGAGATCATCATAGGCCGAATACCGCTTGCCGCCTTCATAAAGCGCGCGGTCCTGGGCGTAACGGTTGCCGATCTCGGCGATGTTGCGGGTTGATTTACCGAGATCTCCGCGCACTCCAAAGCGAGAGGCTACTAGATTGCGCGCATCCTCGGCCTCACGCTGAGCGACTTGATCCCAGGCGTTGACTTCGTTGGTGATGAGCGCGTTGCGATCGCCGTAAGCAGAGCCCGCTTCCGCATTGAGATCATTGTAGGCGTTGGCGTTGAGGGTTTGGTCGTCAAGGCTTTGGCCATAGACGAGCGCGTTGCGTTGATCGAGGTCAGAGCGCGCAAATTGCGCCAACGGCCCCGCGTCGATCTGATCCATGACTTGCTGAGGGCCAGGCGCGGGCGCGGGTGCTTGAGGGGGCGCAGTAAAGCCTCCCTGTTGGCCTTGGGTGTTCCAATGCCATTCCCCGAAGCGCGCGGGATCATTGTTGAATTGGGCCTTTTGCGCCGGGGTCAGGTTGTTCCAGTAGGTCTGGAGCGCCGGGTTTTGGCCAAGATAAGCGGTCCAGTTCATACGCGCACCATCCTTCCCCACGCGCCGCGTGGGCCGCCATATCCTCCACCCGCATTCCCTTGCGGGTTATAGACCGGAGGGGCCGGAGGCGGCGCGGGAGGCGATTGAGGTTGTCCCGGACCTGCGCTCGGCAAAGGCGGCAAGCCTTGGGGGGTAAAATTCGCGTACCAGGGTGTTTCGGGTTGAGGCGCGGGCGGGGATTGCGGGCGCGTCGGCCCGCGCACTTGAGGAACCGCCCCGCCACTCGTCATGGCTGAATAGGCAGGGGTTCCCGCATTATAGACCGCTGACGGGCCAGAATACGCATCGTAAGGCGACGGCGGACGAAACGCGCCGCCAGGATTGGCCCCATACGCGCGATTGACCGCCGCTGTCGCCGGGCTCACATTCCAGCGCGCGTCCAAGATCGCATCGGCTGCGGTTCCGGCTTGCTGGTAGGGCTTGGCGGTTGACTGCGCGAGCGCGAGTTGTTCGCGCTGTAATGCGATTTGCGCGTCAGAAGATTGCTGTTGTGCGTTGGCGGCGGTTTTTGCCGCGCTCTTTTGCGCGTTGGAGGAAACGACTGCGCCGACAACGCCAGCGCCGGCAGCGATGAGGGGAGCCGCAGCGATCAAAGGCATTAGTGAATCTCTCTCTTGCGCGAGCCGTGCGATGCCGCCCACGCCTCTTGCGTCAGCATCCACAAGCGGAACGCGCCGATGTCGTTTTCAAACGGTTCACCGCAGGGGCGGAACCCAAACGAAAGCGGCGGGCGCGTGCGCCAATTGCCGACGCATTCTTGCGTGAACACAACCAACGCGCCCGATTCAAACAGGCGCGTAAACGCAGCCTTGGCGGCGAAGAGAACCTCCCTCCCCCATCCGGCGCGCTTGTAAGCGGAATGGAGCTCAAACACTTTGCCGAACGCGTCCCTCGAAATGAACAAGAGCCCGCCGTTTTTGGTCGCCAGCGGCAACACGCCGGGGTGTGAGATCATTTCAAGAACGGCGTCCGGCGAGCGCCCGAACAGGGCCGGGGCAACGTCAGGATCGGTGAAAATCCCGCGCCAAAAGGCTTCGTCGCGCTGCTCGCAAGGCTCCATGCCACTCTGTTTGCCCAAAGGGCTGGAACGCGGCTTGCGTCGGGTTTACCCTGCCCGGCAAATCAGGGAGGTTCGGATGCTTCGGGTTCTGGCTTTTGTGGCGGTTCTGGCCATTTCGGGGTGCGCAACCTCCGAGCAGATCATGCAGGGCTACGTCGGGCGCACGCTTCAAGACGTGATGCTTGACTACGGGGCGCCGACCAACGCCTTCGACATGCCAGACGGGTCGCGCGCCTTTCAATGGGCGGCGACGTCAACCTATGTGATGCCGACGACAGTCCAAACCTCAACCGTTCCCATCGGCAACACCTACATGACCAACACCCACATTTCCGGGGGCCAGCCGATCACAAGCTCATGCACCTATACGATGCTGGCGCGATGGGATGAGGCTCGGAACGCTTGGGTTTTCACCGACTTTCGTCCCCCGAATTGGGGATGTTGAGCGTTCCCCCTCCGTCCTCTTGATTTCTTTCGCGTTTAGGGCAAGATTCAACCCATGAAAGCACTCCAAACCCGGATGCTCGGCTACGCCCCCGATGAACGCGACCGGGAATATCCCCCGGAAGTGGTTTACTGGACGGAGCGCGCGCCAAAGCCTTGGTACCAGTCATGGTGGATGAAGGCTTACATCGTCGGCGCGTTCGCCTTCTTTGGCTGGCTAGCGTTCGGCGCGCTCAATCAGGCCATGACTGAGGGCGTGCCTGATTGGATTATCGCGTGGTATTCCATCATCGTCGCCGTTTTCATGCTTGATTGGACTATCAGGGACCGACGTTCGCGAGAGGGTCGCTAGCGGTCGCGCCCATCACACCAAGCGCGACTCCCGACACCCCATAGCGCTTCAGAAACGCCGTTAGTTCGCGCGTTGAATCAAACCGCCGCCCAAGCTCGCGCTTGAGCGTGCGCCGCAGATCAGCGTCGGCCACTCCTTCGGTTGAGATGCCCAGATCATCGGCCATCCGCCTCAGTGTCGGCGCGCGAACCCCTTGCAGGCCCCCGCTCGCGCCGCTTTCGGCGACGCGCTCATCGACAGGCGCGCGAGGTCTCGGCTGACGCGGTGAGCGCCCAAACAATGGCCTGCCCGTAACCGGGTCATAGAATCCCGCCGGTTGCCCCGCGTTCGGGTTGGGCTCGCGTCCGCTGACAAAGCCGATTTGCCGACTATCAGGCTGTGGAGCCTCGCGCTCCATCCAAATCAATTGATCGAGCGGATCAGCGCTTAGGAACTGCTCGCGCGGAGACCCTACGTTTTCACTGGGAAGGTCGCGATAGAATCCCTCATTGAGGGCCTCGCTGTCGCCAACCGAAAGCGGCGGCATCCCCTCTTGCTCTCTCAAAATGTCGCTGTGATAGTTCTCGCCCATAATGCGGCGAACGCGCGGGACTTCGTCTGAAAGAGCCTGCGCAAACGCATCACGGCGAAGCCTGAACGCTGGATCTGTCGCTAGCCTCAAATCCGCGCCGGAATTGGTCAGCCGTTCGGCGATGTCGGGGCCGATGCGTTCGATCCCTGCGCCGATGGCGGGAGATGTAAGCGTAGCGCCCACCGCCTCCAAAGGGTCGCCCCCTGCAATGTAGTCAGTAGCGCCAGCGGCCAGCGCGCCGTTGATGTCGCGCACGACGCCGCGGCCAAGGCGTCGGCCCAAGAGCCCCGCTCCAACCGAAAGGCCTAAGCGTTCAATCAGCGGCAGACGCGGGCGGTCGCGCGCCTCTCCGTCATGCTCGCCTTGAAGGTAAGCGTCCCCCCCGGAATCCCCCGCCCCGCTTTCTCTGCCCGACGCCGCCAGCATTTCATCCGCAGACATTGGCGGGTGGAGTAGCGCGTCAATGCGCTCGCGCTCATCCGGGCGGATTGGAATTTCCGAGGGGTCGTGTTCGACAATGAGCGGGCTGCGGGCCTCAAAGAATGTCGCCGGTCCAATAAAATCCGTGGTGCGTTGATCTTGGATCTGAACCCGGCGCAGCGTGCGCCCGTCGCGCGTGCGCCAATAAGTGGTTTGCTCCAAACGTCCGTCGCCCAAATCGCGCGATTCCCGCGGCACGCCCAATTGGTGCGCGCCGGTCATATCTGGCGAGATGACCTGGTCACCTTCCTCCGCTTCCGCTCCCCCGCTCACCGCGTCCGCAGCAAGCAAAGCGCCACCGCCAATGGCGATGCCGGCGAGAGGGTCTATTTTGCGGCGAGTTCCGGGGCTTGCGTTTACGACGGCGATGGCGCGTCGGCGCACGGCGTCAGGAGTTCTGCGCCCATAGCGAGGCTCAGCCGCCGTCGCCAACAGCGCGCGCACTTGGGTTGCGTCAAGGTTCACGACGCGCCCGATTTCGGTCATGGTCATGGGCGAATTGTTGCGGATGGCGCGCTCTGCGATTTCGAGTATGCGCGTGGTCATTTCCCCGCCTGGGGTGCTGGTCGCGCCCCCTCTACCGCCAGTGATCCGAGAGGGAACCGGGATGCCTTCGGCGCGCGCTTGCGAAAGCGTTGCGCCCAAAGAGTTCTCCGACTTGATCCCGGTTGCGTTCAGGATGTCGGAAGTAGCGTAGATGAAGCGCCCGGTTTCATCCCGCGCGCTCGCCATGATGACGGCTTGAACGCGCGACGGGATCGGCCCTCCACGACCCTGAAACCAGGGATGCAGGTCGGCCGCCTCGCGCCACTGTTCCGGGTTTGTCGGCAACCGAGCTATTAAATCCGCTTCTGTTCCCGCTTCGGTCGCGCCGCGTACCCCATGGGGATTAATGTTGGCTATAGGCTCTTGACCTATGCGCCGCGCTCCCGCTTCTGCCCCCTCCTCTACAGCGCGCGCGCCGCCAACGCCTGAAAGCGGGTTGGATTCCGCGCCACGACGGACTTGGCCGGAGCGGTAGGGGAAGCTGGTTTGAGGAGCAGGCACAGGCGGCGGCGGGTTGTCCTTGAACACTTGCCGGAACCAAGCATCGACGTCCTCAACCGTTGGGCGGTCAAGGTGCGCCATGTCGATGTGATTACCGTTAGGGCGGCTCGCCTCCACGGTCAGGGGCATGCGTCGCTCGCGCGCCGCTCGCACAGCGATCTCAATTTGCCGTCGCGTCGGAGGCCATTGCGTCTCAAAGAGGCCGTTGGCGGCGTCATAGCGAACGGCATCCGTTGCGTTCATGAAGGCAATCATGCCATCAGTCCCGCTCCCGTACTCCGCAGCGTGATCGAGAATGCTCGGCAGACCCGCCACGTCCCGGTGATCCAACGTCCGCGATCCGTCACCGCCGATCTCGCTGAAGTCCAGCATTTTGCCGTCAGGAAGGATATAGCCCGCTTGATAGGGGTCGCGCGCGAGGCGGTATTCGCTGAGCGCCTCCTCGATCAGCGTATCGCCGTCGAGATTGTAGCCGAGCCAAGGCGGGCGCCCCTCGACTGTTACAGGCGGGCTGTTCTCATGTGCGCGTTGAATGACCTCTTCTTGCGACCCGCGAACAGGCGCGAGATTGTCTCTAGCGAGGTTGCGCGGTCCCGTGATGCCAACGCCTGTGAGCGGACCTCTGGCTTCGGCACGCTCTACAGCGCGCGCGCCGCGTCCTCTTCCAAGAGGGCCTATAGCCATAGCGGCGACGCCCGTCTCGCCCAGCCCGTCAAACTCTCCGTTATCGAGATAGTCGTAAGCAGCTGTTCCCCCGCCTACTCCAGCAAGAGCAAGGGGAACGCCTGCCATCAAATCGCTCTCTCCGCTTCTTGCGGGGTCAAAGGCGGCGAAGCGGGAGCGGATGTTGGAGGGGTCGAAAATGAGCCGGCTTCGGTCGCCATCGTGATTTGTCATTTCAATGGCATCGTAACCAGCGTCACGCGCGTTTTGAATGTCGCGTGGGCGAACATTCCTTTGCTGCACGCTAATCGGCATATGCTTTACGCGTCCACGCCCAACAAGCGGCATCACATTAGCGCCGGCGCCGCCCGAGCGCATGGCTTGCCTGTTTGGGCGTGCCGTTCCTGTGCTCACCCAGGTTTCGCCTCTGAATGCAGAAAAATCAGCATCAGTCCCGTGATACAGCGGCGTCTCTACGTCGAACCCCATTTCCCTTGCTCTCGCCATGCGCGAGGCTTCGTCCATGGGCAGATGAGACGCGCCCCGTAGGCCGCGCCCTCCAATGACACCGCCAGCGATTGCGCCTATTCCAGTTCCCAAGGGATCAAACCCTCCGCCTTCGCTTCCATCCGAAGCGTTCGCGTCAGATAAGAGCGCGTTTCCAGCGGCCCCGCCAAGGGCTGCGCCCGCGCCTATCCCCAGAAGCGGCATGCTGCGGATGGCTTCGGGGAGGAGTTCGCCGTCGCCGACCCTTTGGAGTTGGGAGGGACGCGGAGGCGGCGCGGCCTCAGTGCGGACCAGATCGATATGCCCGCCAGCGCCAGGAGCGACGCGCACCTCGTAGCCTTCCGGGGGGATGATGTTGCGCGCTAGGCGCTGGTAGATGAGCCGGTGACTGTCAGACGCGGGATAGAGCCTGTAGGCTTGGCGCGCGCGGGTTGCTGCATCTTCGGAGATCGCCGCGACCGCGCGCTCAATGACGCGCTGAGCTTCTTGGGGAGAAAACCGTTCGCCCGCGCGAAGTCCATAAGGCTCGTATTGATCGGCGCGGGCGATGTCCTCCAGTTGCACCTGACCAAAATTCTGGTCGCCGTTGATGGAGACCGCGAACTCGGCATTACGCGGACCACGAAACCCATAAACCGGGTAGCCAGCGCCGTCGACGTCCTCGGGGACTTCAAGGAGCGCTTGACGCGCCCAATCCGCGCGCTCCTCTGGAGTGCGGACAGGCTGCAACCCGTCGCCAAGCGGCGCACTCCCCCGTGCATGTCTCCTCCCCATGAGAATTTCTGCGCCGTTGGCTTGGGCTGATTCCATCAGTCTCGCGTAAAGCCCTTGGCCGTCGCCGATGTCGCGGTTGACGCTGACGTTTGTAATATGCCAGCCGTCAGGCTTGACCTCGTACTCGATGTAGCCCTCTGGACCGCTGACGCGTTGGGCGCGCGTTCCAACCCCCGAAAGCACATCCTCCCCCACTCTTTCAGGAGAGCGCGCGACAAGCTCAGGGGCTTGCTCACTGGCTTGGAAAGGAACGTCGCGGATGGATTCGATCGGTGAGGTCGCGCGTTCGGCGCGAGAGGCGCCGCCGAATTGTTCGCGCAACGCTTCGCCGATGCGGCCTGCAATGCGCGGCGCGCGCGGAGCCAGCGCAATTGCTGAGCCTATCGGAGCGCCGGCCACATAGCCAACACCTGCGCCAACGCCTGCATCGGCGAGACGTTCCGGCCATGTGTCAGCATCGGACGTGGCCGCGCCATAAGCGCCCCCCGCTGCGGCCCCTACGCCATGCCCTGCCCACCAGCCGACATTGGCCGGGATCACTGCATCGCGCACAAGATCGCGCGCCAGCGGGCTTGCATCGATCGCGCCGCGCACGCCTTGAACTGCGCCTCGAGCTGCGCCAGCGGTTCCTTGCGCCACGGTTTGCACGCCCCGCAGCGCCATGGGCAAATCCCCCGGCGCAAAGGCTGCATTGAGCCCCGCCCAGGCGGTTTCGAGGTTGGCGGCATCCGCCAGCGGGTCGATCTCAGAACCGCCCCCTAGTCCCCGCGCTTGCCGTGCACGGGCCAGATCGATTTGGCCTTGCAGTTCAGCCTCGTTTTCCCATGGCCCATAAGTGAGCGAACGCGCAATCTCAGGGCCGTACTGGACCGCGAGGCTCCCCACGCCGCCAATGAAATTAGGACCGTCGAAGGCTTCCGGATCGGCCTGATTGGAAACCCAATCGTAGCCTTGAGATATGAGATTGCCTGCGCCTTGGGCCGCGCGCGGCGCTTCGCGTTGAAGTGTCCCCGGAAGGTTCGCCAGCGCGTCGGGCGTCGCCTGTGCGACTTGGCCAATATCCCGCGCGGCCTGCCCTCCCCCGATATAGCCCATCGCGGCCTGACCTGCGTCAGAAAGCCAATCGAGCGCGCCAGCCCCAGCGCGGCCCAAAGAATCGCGCCGCGAAGGGTCAACCAGCGCGTCCACAAACGGCGCGGTCAGTCCCCCCAGCGGCATGACGTTTTGCCCTAGGCGGCGATCGAGGCCCGTTTGCGCTGTACTCTGGCGCGCGTCGGCTTCGAGATTGGCCAGCCGAAGCGGCCCATCTTGGATTTGATCGAGCGGAATGCCGCTGTCTGCAATCTGCGCCCACGCCGGGGGCGGAGCTATGCCTTCCAGGGGCCTTGGACGCCGTGCAGCGGTCATGGCGCGCGAGCGGGCTAGGATTTCCGCTACCCGTGCGCGTGACGCGTTGGTGTTGCCTGCCGGCATCAGGCCACGCTTTGATCTTGGCCGGTCAGGCCCGTGCGCTGGGTTTGGCCGCCAATGTTGGAGGCCGCGCTTTCAGGATACATGATCGGGGGCACGCAATAGCGGTTGCGCAGCTTGGTTTTTCCGCCCCTCATCAAATGAAAGTCGGATTCAGTCAGGCTCGCGCCGTACTCTCCCCCCAGCCTGTGGGCAAGGATGAGCGCGACCGGAAGATCAAACTCGCTCGGAAACGGGAGACTGTCGCTGGTGGCCAAATCCGCGGCCAGCTTCCAATCGCCTAGATCGGCGCGGAACATATAAACCCGGTTGGTTCCATTGGAGGATATGGTCGCGTTGGCGGCACTTCCCGCAATCAGCAAGCCATTCCGGGCGATGGTGATATTATAAGTCGCCGCGTTGGCGCTCACGTCCACTACCCCAAACCGGAATCCATCCTGTAGAGGAGCCGATGCGGTACCCTCAGGAAGCGTAATGGTGATGGCTGAGCTCGGGTGTCTGACCAAAACGCGTTGGGCCGGGTAATCCCAGCCGAGATCCATGGACGCGTCGCAGTAAGTGGTTTTCCACGCGATCGAGGAGCCAAACCCAATCATCTCATTGAGCCAGGCGTTGAGCTCCGTCAGCGCGTCGGTTTGCTGGTCAGAGGTAGGGCTTTCCCCTTGGCCTATAACCCGCAGCTTGCGCAAAGCCTGCTTGATCGTATTCGCCGCAGTCGCCATGGAGGCTCCATCGTGAGCCTCCACCCTCCCCTAAAGGCTGGAACGCCGCTTGCGGGATGGGGGCGCGACCCTCATGGGTTCACGTAAATCTCGTTTGCGGTGCAGGAGGTGGCGCTTGAGCCGCCCCCGCCGGTCAGGTTGATATTGCGATACCCAGAGCCTGCGACCTCATGCTTGGCTTTGCCGACGACGGTAAGACTGGTCACGTCGGTATTCGCTCCTGTTGACAGCACGCCCGCCGCGCCGGTCACGCCCATGACTTGGGCGGTTTGTGATGCAGCGACGGTCTCATACCCGTTAGCCAAGGGAACGCTAGATTCAGCGCCCCCTTGCGCGACGGCTCTCATCAATGCGGGTTGCGCCATTGGCTTTGTACCTCGTGGGCACAAGCCTTAGCGAAAGCTTCGGAACGCGGCTTACGCCTTGGGGGCGCGCTTCGGTTTGGAGGCCTTAGCGGGGGCTTCCGGGACCGCCTCCCCTTCCGGGATCATGGCCTTGGCCGCGTCAAGGGCTGTGCGCAAAGCCTTGTTCTCATCCTCGTAGAGCTTGAGGGTGTCCTTGAGGGCTGCGTTTTCGCGCTCCATGGCGACCAGGCGCTTGCCGGCGCTTACCGCGTCCGCGCTTGGCATCGGCGGGGCCAGCGGCAGGGGTTCAACCGGAAGCCCCGCAAGATCGGTCCAGCCGGGCTCGACCTCTTCGGCGGATTTGAATAAGCGTTCGCGGCGCGTCCCGTCCGCATCGGTCCTAAATAGCGACTTAGGATATTCCTTGTACTCGTAGGGCGTGCTCATTGCACCGCCTCCGCCGGATCGGGAAATTCGGCCCTGAGGAATTCCAGAAGCAGGGCTGCGTCCTTCGCGAGCCACACATAGGCTTCAAGCCCATAGTCTTCGCAGTCACCGAAGGTCGCTGCGTTATCGGCCTCGAACACTTGGCGCCCGAGATAGTGGTATGCAATCCTGCGCAGCCTGTAGTGCCCCTCCTCGGTTCCATCTTTTATGTCCACGCCGAATTGCTTGCTGAGATCCGCGCACACGGCGTCGTACTGAGTGACGCCATCTCCGCAGGTTTTTGTTACCGTCCACTCGCTCATTGTTTCACTCCGTCTTCGTTTGCAGGCTGAGCGAAGTCCGCCGCCAGCATGCCTTGAAACCGCACCTCGCCCGCGTGGGAGAGCATCAGCATCGGGTCTACATAGATGGGGTAGCCCAATTCGCGCGCGCTCACGCAAAAGGCTACATCGCCTGAGTGGCGTTCTCCTGCAATGGTTCGCCGCTCAAACAGGCAAGGGGTTGTTTCGCCCCCGACCTCGGGCGAGATGAACCCCTTAGCCAGGAAATGCTCGGCCATGTGTGTGAGCAGCTTGCGCGACAACCGGAGGAACCCCGCCGGCACTGACAGGATCCCCTCTCGGATGAGCCCGTCATCTCCGGTTTTGAGCACGTCGCCCTCAAACCGGAACGGGTAACTCACCTGCCATTCCTTGCGCCGGTAGACGCCTGCAACGATGTCGCCCTCATGACAAATCAGGCGGTATAAAGCTTCCGGGGGAAAGCCGACGTCAGCGTCAATGAAGATGAGATAATCGGCCTCGGACTTGAGGAATGCGGCGACGCACTGGTTTCTGGCGTCATCGACGTGACACCCGTTCGCCAGCAAATAATGATCGACCGCAATGCCCGCCCCCATCAGCCGCGGGATCGCCTTCACGATGGAGGAGAAATGGTTGGCGTAGGTGTGCGTCGTCGGCGTCGCGATGAAGGCGTGAACCTTTCCTTCCGTCTTTGGTATGGGGGAACGCGCATAATAAAATTCGGGCATCAAGCGTCTCTGTAGCTCTGGTTGCGACGTATCTTCGATATCGTGGTGTAATTTACATTGTAGACCTTGGCCAAGGCTCGCAGTGAGCGGCCATCTTTTCTGATCAGCGATGCAATCTCGTTGGTGAGTTTGGCTCGACCGGATTTCTCTCCTCGATGGTTGACATAGCCATCCGTCCTGTCCGCGACATTGGACTTGCGGGTATCCCATCGCAGGTTTTCTACGCGATTGTTTGCTGGGTTTCCGTCGTTGTGACATGCCTCCATTCCCTCTGGGAGAGGACCAACGAAGGCGTACAGCACTAGCCTATGGATAAACACGGCCCCGGCATATCTGCCTTGGCCGTCGTACAAGTCGGCAATTAAATGGCCCGTCAGTGTCTTTGTTCCGCGGATGAACGATCCCGCTTTATAGCGCTTTGAGAGGGAGTCCGTCTTTCGGCGCAGCCGCCCCCAACTGGAGATCTCATAGACATCCGCCAACCCCGAGGGGTGCGCCACCGGCCTCCATTCCTCTTCACTCATTCAGCATCTCCGCAAAGCGCACTGATTCAAGGTTGTCTGCATGCGCCGCAAACACGGGTTGGGCGTCCTCCCAACGTCCAATGACGCGTGCGCGCATCATGCGGGCGGCGTCGAAATAGCCCCGCCAATCGTCGCGCGTAAGGGGAACGCGCACAGAAGCGACGCCATCCTCGCGCGTCGCCTCATACTGAGGCGGATCATGGTTGAAGGAGATGAGCCAGACGGCCATTTTTCAGAAGAGCCCCCAAACGAATGGATCTCGGTAAGCATGGCCGCGCCGCATCGCCTCGGCTTCGACGGCGCAAAGCTGCTCGCAAGCGTCCTCTTGAGAGGATAGCGGCGCTCTGTTTGATAGCTCGGTCACTCTGTGAAATGTCTTGTGTATTGCGTCGCGCGCGACCGACAACTCGTCATCGGTCACTTGGTCAATAAATTGTGCCTTCCACATCAAGCGTCGCATCACGCCGCCTCCTTCTCTTGCAACGCCTTCTGCACGTCGAGCCATTCGCCAAGGCAGGCTTTCACACTCCACTTCGGCGCGATTACATGCTGCATGGTGATGGCGGGATCGACATAGATTTTTCCCCCGAGATTGCGCCACGCATGACAGAAGAAGGTATCCTCCCCCCATGATCCTGGCGCTTGGAAATAGGCCTTGCGTTTGTCGCCCCCCTCCCCGTTCGGGGGATCGTAGGTGTTCTGTCCATCCCAATGCGTGCGCTCGGCCATGATCTCATAGACGCGCCTTTTGGTGAGCATAAAGCCAGTGCCGACCGTATCGACCTCGATCAAACCTTTCTCATTGGGCGTGCGATCGGGCAGGAAGCGCACATTCCACGATATCTCGGCTTCCTTCTTAGGCACGGCCGCCGCGCAAATATCAACGTCATGGGAAAGCATGCGGATGACCGCGCCGGAGGTCCAGTTCATGTCCCCATCAACCCACATGACCGCGTCGGCGTTGCGGTTGTGGAGTGCGTTCCACACCGCTTCATTGCGCGAACGCGCGATCAGCGACGATCCAGCAACCACGATGATGTCGGTGCGCCAGCCGAACTCCGGCAACTGGCGAAACAGTTCTTCCTCTTGCCGGATCTGAAACCAGGTCTCCCAGCAAACCTTGCCATCATAAAGCGGCAAGCAAAAGACAAGGAGTTTCGGTTCGCTCATGCGTGCTCCCGCAACAGCGCGAGGCTTTTCTCAGCGCGTTTCTTCTGCCGGTCATAGAGGGGGTTTGGTTCGGGCTCCGCCATGCTCTCGGCGCGCTCAAACAAAGACGGATCGAACTCGAACCGCGCCATCGCGGCGATGAACTCCACCATGGGGCGCACGGTTTCATCGCCCACAATAGCGACAGCCGCATTGAGGCGCGCCGGCCGCAACGCGTTGAAATAGCCGGTCCAGAATGGCAGGTCGCGCATGCCGCGGGTCAAGCCATTGCCCGAGGGGCGATAGCTCCACGCCATCTCATGGCGACGCGCGATCAGCACAGCGATGTCGTCAAGCCAGGTATCCCCGAACCAATAGGGAAAGAACGGGGGAACCACGAAGCCCTGCGCGCGGCGGATGCGCTCCTCGAATGTCTTAGGCATGAACAGATAGGCCGCCACAGTGTCGGAGGCTTGGCCCCGGATGCGCGGGCGCCAGAAGCCTATATCGGCCTCGCCGATCGCATCGCGCGTGATCTCATCCCAGTGTTGCGTCTCACACACGACATCGTCGGAGCCCCAGCCAACGATATCGCCTTGAGCCTCTTGCATCAGGCGGTCGAAGGTGGCGTTGACGTTGGTTCTCGGCGCGATGGAGACGCGCACCAGATCGCTCTCCAGGCCACGGTAATTGTTGAGCTCTGGATCGTCATCATCAACGCCGAGGATGATGCTGACATCGTCATGGCGCGCGACATGGTGAAACATGGAGATGATATAGGCTGCGGCTCCGCGCGGTCGCCCCCTGCTCGGAACGCAAAGAGTGATGGAGGTCACGCCGCCTCCGTGGGCTCAAACTCACCGCAAAAGTCGCTGCTCACTGTGCATGGCCATGCGGTCTTGACCCCCCAAGTCCTGACCTCTCCGCTCGGCCATGTTTGACCGCGCACCTCAGGGAGGCCGATTGGGGCGCGGGCGCGGCACTCGCCCAGACCATCGTCATCAACGATTGCCCGCCAAAAGAGGCAGCTTCCGCAGTTGAGTTCCGCAGGCCCACGCAGCCCTCCTGTTGGCGGACTGACGCAAGCCATGTGATAAGGCGAGCCGGCCATAAAAGCGACGGTAGGATCGGCGATTGACCGCCCGCAGCGTGCGCAGGTCGGTGGGGTTGCTGTTGAGCCGCTCACGCCGCCTCCTTGGCTTCGGCGCGCCGCGGCGCGCACACCGCAAACTGCCGATGCCCGGAATCGCAAATCCGCACATCATGGGTTTGTTCAAGCCGCGCGCGCAGTTCAGGAACCCCGCCGTCATCTTGCACATCGTCGGCCACCACGACAGAGCGCGAGAGGTCTATTCGGTCAGGGGTTTCCGCCCTCCCCCCAGTGGTGCGCCGGGGACCGTCGATAAACACCAAGCCCCAGCGTTCGCCAAACGGAAGCTGGCCCAAATCATACCAGCCGTCTTTGATGGGAAGCGCATGAATGATGAGGTTGTCGAGCCCATGCTTTGCGGCGGTCTCGCGCAAATGGTCAGCATAGACGGGGCTATCCTCCAGCGTATGCACCTCGAGATGGGGCGCAGCCGCGGCCAGCACGAGGCTTGAAAGCCCCGACCCGCATTCAAGGATGGGCCCGTCCGAGACCCGCGCCAAAGTGGCGAGCGCCTGCAGGAGCGTGATGCTGGCCGCAAAGGAGGGGTTATCCCAAGCGTCGAAGAGGTCGGTCAGGTGCTCAGCGGTTTCGCGGCCTTCCCGTATCGCCTTCAATCCATCCACAAGGCCTAAGCCCGCGCGTTGCTTGAGCCAAGCCCCGCACGATCCGGTCCAGGTCTGCTCGCCTGAGTGCTCAAACCGCATGGAGGGGGCCATATAGATCTTGATCCCGCGCGCACGCGCCTTGCGGCAGAACACATAGTCCCCACCCCAACGCGTGCCGTCGTGGATTTGGCGCTCGAAAATGCACGGCGTCGCCATGGCCCGGTCATTCTTGGCGTTGTAGAGCGTCGCGGTTGACGCCATCGCCTCTAGAACGGCCCTACGAATGCGCAGGAAGCCCGTAGGCACGCCTTCCACTTCAATGAGGCCGTCCCGTTCAGACCAGATTTCCCCAGGCTTGGTGACGACGGGATAGGTGTCATCGCCGTTCTTCTTGGGATAGACGCCGGCCACCACGTCGCGATCATAGCCTAGGAGCGCGACGAAATCCTTGGCGAACCAGCCAATGTCAGCGTCGAGAAACACCAGATCCGTACAGTCTGAATTGAGGAAGTCGCGCACCAGCCGGTTGCGTGAATCATCAACATGGCAATTGCCGGAATAGATGGCGAGCTCGTATTCGATCCCCGCCTTTTCAAGTTCGGCCCCGGTATGAAACAGCGCATAGGTGAAGCCCGCCGCGCACCCCTCATAGGCCGCCACCGCAATAAAAACTTTCTGGCTGGCCTTACGGGGATCGCCTTTGCGATGCAGCATGCGCGACATGAACTCTCCCTCAAAAACAAACGCGGGCTAAGGGGTTAGCCCTAGCCCGCGTCCGCTTAACGATCCGTTGACTTCACGCGCCAGCGATCAAGCCGAGGTTGACGAGCGCCAAGCGCAAGGCGTTCGCCAGCACCCGCACTGCGTCGATATCGACGGTGAGCGCGGTCGTGGTCGAAGTCGTGGTCGTGGTTTTGGTCACGATCCCCTGGCTCGCGCCAGAAGGCCGGACGATCGGAGTTGCGCCGTAAAAGGAGATCAGTTCGGTCGAAGAGAGGCCGACGCAAGTTCCTTCCGGGGCGCCGTCGCCAATATACTGTACCATTGTAGTCAAGTCCCTGTGTTTGAGTGAACGTCTGCGCGGGGGAGCGTTTCCCCTCCCCCGCTAGGTTAGACTTACGCCGTGCCGGAGAGACGGGTGGCCTTGCGCGGGTCGAGCGTCTTGACGCCATAGAGGACGTCGAGGCGATAATTCGACACGTCGTTGGTGCCGTCATAGTACGGGATGAGGCGCACCGAGAGGTTCTTGTAGTTCTCGATGGCGACATCCACCGCGCCAGCCGGACGCTCCATCGGCACCATGGCCAAGGCGAACGCTTCCTTCTTGAACAGAAGGTTTTGCGCATAGCCCGTAGAGGCTGTGCCCGTCATGGTGATGGTGGTGTCGTTGGCGTTGTCGGCCGAGACGTTCTGGTACGCGCCCGTGGTGATGAGCGGCGGCGAGATCACCAGCGAAGTCGTGTTCGACGAGGTCGTGTTCGTCGTCACGTTCGCGGTAATGACGAATTGCTGCAAGTGAGGCAGCGTCGCCTTTGTCACCGGGTTGACGGCGTAGACACCGGAGATGGTGAACACGTCGCCTTGCTTCAGGCCCGAGTTGGTTGTCCAGCCATCGGTGTAGAGGGTTTGCGTCATCGTGGTTTTCACCGACGAGTAGGCAACGCCCTGGCTTGCGCCGCGCGTCAGGGGCGTGCCCCCGTGCGCGCCGACCGTGTGCGTCTGGATGTTCTGCGACATGTAGAGGTCGCAGCCGCCGACCGGGCCGAGTTTGGCTTGCTCGAGCGCGTTCTTGGCGGTGTTGTTGATGTAGAGGCCTGAGAAGGCGCCCAACAGGCCCCAGTGGTCGGTTGGGCTCAACACGCCCATACGGCCTTCCTGTTCAACCGCGCCGAGGTCGAGACGTTCCGGCCCCTTGGCGAAGTCAACGTAGGAATTGATGGTTTGGCCGGCGGTGCCCGCCCAATTGTAGACATCCTTGTAGAGCGCGGCGATGTCCTGGTCGACCTGGTTGGCGATCTGGATCATGGCCGGCTTGATGTAGCGCTCGGAGAACTCCGTAATGCTCAAGGTCATATCCGAAGACACGAACTTGAAATCAACGCCCTTCTGCTTGTCCACCGTGATCGAGGTCGTGCCTTCGGTCACGTCTTGCATGTTGGCGGTCGCCCCCGAACGCACCGCGAATTGCACGGGGCGGCGGATGGTGACAGACGATCCCGGCTTGTTGCCGTTCACGCTGGCGCCAAATTCGTTTTCATACCCGCGGTGGACAATGTTGCCCCACACGAGATTGTTGTCCAACTGCATGATCGCCTCTTTGGCGATGATGGTCGGAGTGATGAGAGAGTTAGCCACTTGCGTTGCTCCTGGGCCTCAGAAGCGATTGCCGTCACTGCATGCTGGCGCGTGCGCGGACGTAATCGTTCATGTCGGCCTTGTTCAAATCGATTGAGGGTGCGGCCCCTCTCCCGTTGACGACGGGAGGCGGGGTCGGTGCGGGTGATGCTTGAACAGGAGCGCTCGGGGCCGGCGCTTGAGGCGCTTGCGGCTGAGCCGATTGAGCAGCGGCGAGATTGGCCGAAATTTGCGCGTCGATCTTGCCGATCGCCAAAGCGCGGCGTTCGGGGGGAAGCGCGAGGATTTGCCGTCTGAGCTCGGGTTTGGTCGCCAAGGCCGCCGCCACCCAGCCCGGATTTTCGGTCAGGGTGACGACATCGATAAGCCGTCCCGGCGTATTGGGAGGCTCCATGCGCGCGATATCGTCCAGGGCCTCGGTGACAACGCCTGCATATTGGGGGTGTTGTTCCTCGATGGCTCTGGCTTGGACTTCGCGGGCTTCCATGAAGCGCTGGCGGCCTTCTTCAAACGCGCGTTCTCTGGCTTGCGCCTCGGTCTCGCGCGTCTGGGATGCTTTCAGTTCTTCATGCAGCCGCTTGGCTTCCTGTCTCCCCTCCCAGCGGGCGACGTCGCGCAGGTAGGCGGGATCAAAGTCCTTGCCTGCGTACTTTGCAGGGTCGGGCTCTGGGTCCGCTTGAGCAACGGGCGTCGCTTCAATGGGAGGGGCTGGGGCGTTCTGCCCCCTTTGAGCTGCGTCAGCGAGGCCTCGATAATACGCCGCTTGCTTTTCAGCTTCGCGGAGCTGTTTCGACATCTCGCTGAAACGGTAAGACGCCTTGCGATGCTCGGGGGTTTCGCCCTCTGCTTTCGCGGGTTCGCCGGCCGGCTGGCCATCCGGTGTTTGCTGCGGTTCGGCAGGCGCAGCGTCGCCATCCGCAACGGGCGCAGCCCCGTTGGAAAGTTCAGACGATGCGGGGGCTTGTGTTTCCACCCCAGGATTGGCGTCGGTGCTCATGGTGCTCCTGTCAGTTACCCCGCGCGCCCTGCAGCATCGGCTGTGGCGCTACGCGTGGTCCGGTGGCGGGGAACGCACCGGACGGCGGAAACGGAATGATGTTGTCGATCGGGCCGCCCATCGGAGGGCCTGGCTGTGGTTGCTGGCCAGGCATGCCCGGAGGGGGAAGCATAGGCGGGGCGCCGCCTGGCGCGCCCATCATCGGACCCATTCCAGGCGGCGCCGCCCCCGGAGGCGGCGGCAGCATGCCTAATGCCTGCGCCACGCCCTCCAATTTGGCAGCGAGTTCGTCGGAGCCATGGAAGTCCTGAAGCTTGGTGATTTCGACATAGAGAAGCGTCTGGAACGCAGGGTTCGACGCGTTCTTAGCGAGATCAATGAGCCCGGAGATGACTTCCTGGCGCTGGGTCTCGAACGCGGGGCCAAGCTTGACCGCCACGTCGTATTTGCCGACGTTCAAATCGACGCCGGATTGGGCAAGATCGATGATGGCGGGCGCATCGTCTTCGCCCAAAATGCGGATCTGGCGATCAGGCGAATAGACGATAGGAATGACCGCCACCATTTCGCGGCCCATCGCCTCGACCGTGTTGGCGAGGTTGTCCACGAAGTTGAACGTGCCGGTGTCGGCTTGAGCATCGCGCGCCTCGATGGCTTTGCCTGAGACCTCGTTGCCCTGATTGCCGATCGAGGCATCGTAAATGCCGGTCGTGTCTTTGAGATACTGGCCCGCGGCCTGCGCACCAGCCATCAGGCCGGGATTTGTACCAATGCCGGGCTCGCGCGACGGCTTGGGCGCTTTGATTTCGCCCTCTTCGTCGTGATCGTTGTACGGCAAATAAGGCCGGGTCGATTGGTTGGCCGTGTTCCAGAATTGCTCGAGGCCCGCGACCTGGCGCAGACTCAGGATGAACGGCACCTTCGGGGCCAGCGCGTGCATTTCAGCATCGGCTGAAGCGTAATAGTTCAACAGCCGTTGGGCGTCCTTGGCGTGACGCAGAAGCGAAGAGCGCACGGTTTCATCGCCAAGTTCGGTTTCATCGCCGACGACTGTAAAAATCGGAATGCGCGTGAAGGGGGTTTGGACCGGACCCTCCAGCATGGAGTTACCTCCGAGGAGGTACATGCAGACGCGCTTTTTCTTGGCCGAGCGCTTGGCGACGAAGGAAAACCCTTGCGCCTGGTATTGCGCCATCTCTTCGGGGCTCGGGTCCTCGAGGATGGCGTCTTCCCCGGTCGGCATTTGCGGGCCGCCTTGGTCGTACCATTCCCGGTCATGGCGAACGCGCACCAGCGTCGAGGGTTCTTCGTGAACCACCCAATATTCGCAGACCGTGACGGTCTTGCCCCCTGCCCGCCAATGGCCCGCGCTTGTGGGCGAAGCCGCACTTGGCGTCGCCCATGGGTTCAGCGCCGCGTCGGGGTAAGAGGCCTTGAACTCTTCTTCGCTGAGCTCCTGGTAGACGAAGCAATATTTGGCGTCGGACTTGTCATCCATCACCGCGGATGGATCCCAGATCACCGAGAACGGATTGCGGATCGAGCGAATCCGAAGCCCCATGTCGAATGAGGTTTCGTCCTCGTATTCGAGGGCTAACCGGAAATGGCCCATGCCGCAGCCGGCCGATTGCTCGACCGCGCGCGAATAGACCCGGCCCGCCCCTGAGACGCGCTCGATGGCTCGAATGAGGCCTTCAAAGACTTGAGCCCCAGCGGGATTAGCCATCCCATCAGCGGCAGTGCATTTGATCGCAGGGCGGTTTTTGCGGACCTCATTGGAGACCTGCTTCAAGAATTGCGGCAGGCGATTGAGGGTGAGCGTCGGGCGCCGAGCTAAGCGGCGTTCGTTGACGTCCAGGGTATGCCACTGATTGCCCGCGAGGAAGTCTAAGTCCTCGCGCGCCTGCTCGCGGTTCTTGCTGTCCCAGGCGACGGCTTTGTCGAATTGCTTGCGCGCAGTCTGCACAAGCCCGTAAGCGTCAAAGCCTTCGGGGTCGCTGCCAGATTGAGCCGGGGCGCTTGCATCCACACCGGCAAGATTTCAGAAACTTTGGAACGCGGCTTACGCCTTCACGATCCGAAGAAGGTTCCCCCTACCCCGCCAACGTGCGCGAATGGGTCCTCTATCTTCTTGGCTTTCTTTGGCGGTCCGCGTTTTGCAGCGACCACGGCCAAGAGAGCCAGCGCATCAACCTGGTCATCATACTTTGCGGCTGGAAAGCGCGCAACCTCACCCAGTAAGTCGTCCGACCAATAAGCGTCAGGGTAGACCGCGAGCTTGCCCTGAGCGATACGCGCCTGCAGAGGCCGCGCACGCGTCGGCTTGTCTCTAATGGAAGGGTATTGTTCCCGTGAAACATAAGAGCCTTTCTCCTGGCTCATGCGGCGTTCAATTTGAGGGGCCACCGCTTTGATGATAACGCCGGCCTCTTCGCCCCACTCGAGCGGCTTCCATGAGCGCACCATGGCCAGCATTTGCTCAATCCAAATGTCGGTGGTGGTTTGACGGCGCCAAACGTCAAGCACATGCAGCACGTCATCATTGTCGAGGCCGCCCACGATATGGACCGTGTAATCCCCTGCCCCGTCGGAGGTCGCGTAGTCTGACGCCGCGAAGACGCGTAATTCATCCAGGGGCGGAGGCTTGACGCGTAGGATTTTGCCCACATCGAGAAACAGCCCTTCGTCAGGAACCGGATTTTGCTGGTACATCGCCGCCCATGAGCGAGGGTCCGAGGTCTCTCGCTTCTCTCTGAGGCGATCAGCATACCCGTATTCGCCCTCCCAGAGCCATTCACCTGGCGCGCGGCCAAGAGCATCTTCTTCGCCAGCGACAGCGGGAAGCGACAGCACCTCGCTTGAGATGCTCGTGTCTTGAAGTAGGCGCCCGGCTAAATCGTCTTCATGCCAGCGAGTCATTATTATCAATTCGCGCGCGCCTGGAATAAGCCGGTTTGAGAAGTCATCCTGATACCATGACCAGATGCTTTCGCGTGAAACCTCGCTGTCGGCCACTTCACGCGATGCGACGGGATCATCAATGATACCCAGGGCCGCGCGAAATCCGGCGATGCCGGTTCCGACACCGGCCGCGTAATATTCCTGCCCCTTGGTGGTTTCCCATCGGCCAGCCGCTTGGCTGTCGGCGGCTAGTTCATAGCCGAGCTCGGCAGCGTGCTCAGTCACAAGGTTGCGCACCTTCCTCGAAAACCGCTCCGCCAGCGATACGCTGTGCGACGCGGCGATGACGGAGCCCGCATCCTCCTGGGCTAAGTACCACGGGGAAAAGAGGTTCGATCCGTAGGTGCTTTTCGCACTCCCCGGAGGCATGAACACGAACAGGCGACGGTATTCTCCCCGCGCTAGGCCCTCGAGCCGATCGATCAGGATTGCATGGTGAGGCGCAGGCTCAAACCCGCACGCGCGAACCCACTCAGTGAGCGACTTCCGAACCGCCCGGCGTCTCAGTAGTTCCTGCGCCGCCGTCGGCTTGGTCAGCTCCAACGAGGTAGGCGAGGAGTTCATCATCGGTCATCTGCTTGATGTGCTTGATCGTGCCTGAGATGTGTTGCGTCGGCTTGCCATAGCCGCGGTCTAGAATGTGGGCCACAGCGGCCACGCGTGCGGCTGGAGGGGCGCCCTTGTCGCGCATGACCGAAGCCAGCGTGTCGAGCGCTTCCAGCGTGTAGGCGCGCGCCAGATCCTTGAGTTCGGCAATGACCTTGGGGCGACCGCCTGGGTTGCCGGATTGGCCGGGCTTCCACTTATAGGCTTCCAACGCTGTTCCAGCGGTCTTCTGAGCGGGCTTGCCCTCCCCTGCTTTGCGGG